TCGCTTCGCCAAGTACATCATGCGACTGCAAGAGCGCATGAACGACCTGCTCGATGAAGAGTTCAAGATCTACCTGAAGGTCTGCGGCCTGAAGATTGACGATGAGATCTTCTCGATTCGCCTGCCAGACCCAGCCAACTTCGCGCTGTACCGTCAAGCCGCTCTCGATGCTGACTTGATTGGCTCGTTCAACAACATCGAACAGACCAAGTATCTCTCGAAGCGCTTCATCCTCAAGCGCTACCTCGGTCTGTCTGATGACGAGATCCAGATGAATGAAGTTATGGTCAAGGAAGAGCGCGGCATCCTCGAGAACTCAAACATCCCATCACTCCAGCAGATCTATGACCCGACTGTCTATGAAAACCGTGAGGCTCAGACTGTTGAAGGAGCTCCAGCAGGTGGCATGGGCGGTATGCCAGGCGGTGACGCCTTGGGTGGCATGGGCGGAGAAGCTGACATGGGTGGCGGCTTCTTCGGCGGTGGTGGCGCAGGCGGGGCTGAAGCTCCTCCGGCCGGTGGTGAAACTCCTCCAGCGGGTGGTGAAACGCCTCCACCAGCAGGCGGAAACGCACCTCCAACTACCCCTTGATGTAAATACAGCGTAGACCTCTATAAGGACCAACCATGGAATTCAACCTCGCCCGTCTCAAGCAACTTGCCGGTATGGACCTCGTCGCCGAAGCCGATGACGAAGATGTGCCACCGAAGGACGACGTGTCTCCTGGCGGTGCCAGCGACAAGGAAGCTAAGCAGCCTCCGAAGGCACCAGCTCCTGCTGCCAATGACAAGCCTGCCAACCCATTCGGCGCCAAGGCTCCTGCTGCACCTGCTGCCAAGAAGCTTGACCCGAAGGTGGAAGAGCACCGCGCTGACGTGCTGAAGCGCGCTCAGTCTGAGCAGCTCGACCCGAAGCTCATCAAGGCCAGCGTCAAGCACCTCGTGACCAAGGCTCACCAGCAGGCTCAGTCTGGCAACAAGGAATTCGGTGACATCAAGGGAGAGCTCCAGCACTACCTGGACGTCTGCCACACCAACCTCCACGGTCGTCACGGCTTCCCATTCGCCAACCCAGCTGCCTCGTCTGAGGACAAGCAGAATGCCGGCGAAATCTTTGACCTCGCCAACAGCCTTGACCACATCATCCAGCATGACCTGGGCAAGAAGCCAACCGAGATCGAAGGTCTCTACTAAGGACTCGACATGCAGCTTCTCTCTGAACAACTCTCACCCGTAGCCGCTCGTCTCACTGAGATGCGTAAGGGTGGCGATCTCTTCCTGAAGGGGATCATGATGCAGGCCGCCATCAAGAATGGCAACGGCCGCAGCTATCCTGTCAATGAGATTTCCAAGGCTGTCGAAAGTGCAGCTGCCAAAATCAAGCAGGGCCACTACATTCTCGGCGAGCTCAACCACCCCGACACGCTGACCATCAACCTGGCCAATGTCTCTCACTGCATCACCGAGTGCTCGATGAGCGGCAACAACGCCATCGGCAAGATGAAGCTGCTCAACACCCCATCTGGCAACATTGCCAAGGGGCTGATTGAAGGTGGCGTCCGTCTCGGCGTGTCGTCACGTGGCACCGGCAACGTCAACGAAGGCGGTGACGTCTCTGACTTCATCTTCGCTACTGTTGATATTGTATCACAACCATCCGCTCCTGACGCCTACCCTGACGTGGTCCAAGAAGCAATGGGCTCCAAGAGAGTCATGACGCTGGCTGAAGCCGTCGTCCACGACAAGAAAGCACAGGCCTACTTCAAGAAGGAAGTCGCGGCCCTCATTGAATCAATCACCAAAGGACGGAAGTAATCATGCAATTCCCAAAGCTCCAAATGCTTGCTGAAGGCAAGAAGAAGAAGGCCGCACCTGCCGATGACATGGACTTCGACATGAGTTCAGTTGATGGTGGCGGCGAAGCTGAAGGCGACCTCGACGCGCCAGCCCCTGCTCCGAAGAAGAGCAAGGGCAAGACCGACAAGCCATCGAAGAAGGCTTCAAAGGATGTCTCCATGGACGACGTTCCTGCTGATGACGCTCCTGTTGTTGACAAGGGCGCTGTCATGGGCTGGCTCAAGGATGCCACACCGAAGGACCGCAAGTCAGTCTGCACCAAGCTTCAAGCAATGGTGAAGGCCGATGAAGAAGCAGCTGAGCCAGTTGCTGAAAGCTTCCGCTTCGGTCGCCGCCGCTGAGAAACGGGCCCCGGTGGGCCTGTAAATATCTCACCCCTCACTCAATCAGGAGACCCCTATGGACCACAAAGAACTGCTCAAGGCCATGCTGCAGGACGTCATCAATGACCGCATGGAACAAGCTGGCGTGACAATGCACGACTACTTCGTCGCCAAGACCCGCGAGGTCACTGGCCTCGGCAGCAAGGCACAAGTCGAAGAAGACGCTGTTGTCGAAGGCCGCAAGCCGGATGACTCCGTGACTGAGCAAAGTATTAGAGCAGAAATTGAAGCTGCCTCTGGCAAGAGCCTCGAAGAAATGGGCCGCGCCGAACTGAAAAATGCATTCGCTGACTACTCGGGACAAATTGGTCCAGATGATGTTGCCCCACTCGTTGATCTGCACGCGAAAGTGGTCGCCAAGCGGAGACAGCGCGAACAGCGTAGCTGATTGCGTCACCCTGCGATGCGGTTTGACCCGAAACTAGCCGAAACGCTTGGGTTTTCGGCTAGTTTTCCGTGAGATGTATAAATAGTTTCACGATACAGGTTCCACTAGATGAAACCTGACACCAAATCCAAGCCCGACCAATTGTGGTCGACCTTTCAACATTAAGGAGATACGCATGGACGAAATCCTGAAGAAGCTGATTGAATCCGATCTGCTCAGCGAGGAAACGAAAGCCGAACTCTCTGCACAGTGGGCAACCGCCGTTGGTTCTTACAAGACGCAAGTCCGTGAAGAAGTCTCCAACGAAGTTCGCCTCCAACTGTCGGAGCAGTGGCTGGCAGAGCGCGAAGAGCTCGTCGGCAAGGTGGATACGTTTGTTGCTGAGGCACTGACGAAGGAAATCACCGAACTACGCGGCGACATCGAGCGCTTCCGCGACCTCGAGGCAGAGTATGCCACGAAGCTGGTCGAAGAAAAGCACAAGCTGGCCGGCGAAGTTGCCAGCGAACTTGACCAACTCGTCGACAAGATCGACACCTTCTTCGAGATGCGTCTCACCGCTGAGATGGAAGAACTCAAGGAAGACCTCGACGTTGTCAAGCAGAACGAGTTCGGCCGCAAGATGTTCGAAGCTTTCGTTGGCGAATACGCCAAGAACTACGTCGACGAGTCGGCTATCCAGTCGAAGCTCCAGATCGCCGAGTCGAAGCTCACAGACGTCGAGAAGCGCCTGAACGATCGTGAAGACACCCTCAACAAGATGGTGCGCGAAGCCAAGATGGAGAAGATTCTGTCTCCTCTGACCGGCATGAAGCGTGAACAGATGGCCATGGTTCTCAAGAACGTGGACACTGACCGTCTCGAAGAGTCGTACAAGTTCTTCATCGGCCGCATCCTGAAGGAAGACGCAGCACCTGCCAAGGGCGCTACGCTGACCGAAGGCAAGCAGCCATCCAAGACAACCGTTGTTACCGGCGAACCTGCTGGTACCACCGCCCAAGCAAAGGCAGCCGCTCTCGTTGAGGGTCTGGACCACCTGAAGCGCCTCGCAGGTATCAAGTAATCTGCAAACATCTCAAAAGGAGAAAACCATGCAATTGAATGAACATTGGCAAGACGCCAAAGAGGCACTTCTCGAAGGCCTTCAAGGCACCAAGAAGCAAGTAGTCGGCACCCTCATGGAAAACCAGATGCAACACCTGCGCGAAACCGCAGGCGACACATCGGTCAACATGGGCGCGATCTCGAACTTCCAGAAGATCGTCATCCCGATGATCCGCCGTATCCTCCCAGGTACCATCTCGTCTGACCTCGTTGGCCTCCAGCCAATGTCCGGTCCAGTCGGTCTGGTGTACTCCCTCCGTTTCGCCTACGCACAAGATGCTGACGGCAACGGCGACCCATCGAACGACATCACCGCCGGCGACGAAGTTTGGGCCAACAACAGCAAGATGAAGCGCTTCTACTCGAGCGCCAACGTCGGCACCGCTGGCTATCCACCAGCTCTGACCGCCTCGACCTCGAATGGTTTCGGCGCTCCTGACGCTGTCGTTGCATCGCCACCGACCAACAACTCGGGCAACTTCGAAGGCTTCGGCGGCAAGGCAATGCGCCTGTCCGTCCTCAAGCAAACCATCACCGCCGGCTCGCGCAAGCTGCAAGCTCGCTGGACGATGGAAGCTGCACAAGACATGTCCGCTCAGCACGGCCTTGATCTCGAAAGCGAACTGACTGCCGCCCTGTCGGCCCAGATCGCCCACGAAATCGACAATGAAGTTCTGACCGACCTGCTCGCTCTCGCTTCGACGACCGCAACGTACGACTTCGCTACGCCAACCGCTGGCTTCGCTCCCAACTATCTCGGCGATCGCTATGCCCACCTCGGCATCCTGAT